GGCATGGTATGGAACCAAAATTTCTCAGCTGATATTAATAACGACCCTGCAGATCAGGACCTTGAATACTTAATGGAAAACATCGAGCGTGTGTTAAGATCATATCCTGACCTAGGTAATAACGTCACATGGCAAATACCTAATGACATTACTTATCATAATGCATCGTTTGACGAAAAGGCGCATTTCCGTGTAGGATTTTTGGACATAGAAGTAACGGTATTTTACTAGGGGGATATATGTCTATAAACGCGGATTCAATAATTAAACAATCAAAAGCAGCTTACAGTCAGTGGTCAAAACAGTGGAAAGCTAATTGTGTTGAGATCGCAAGACTAGCGCCACATAAAAAAATGAATTGGTTTTCTAATATAGGCGTTGGCAAGGCTTGCTTAGTTGTTGCAAATGGTTTTTCATTTGAAAAGCATATAGAGACTATTAAAAAGTATAAAGATAACGTTGATATTATGTGCTGTGATAAGACGCTAGGCCATTTAATTGATAACGGCATTATGCCGACCTACTGTATGGTATGTGACGCTAATGTAGACTATGAAAAATACATGAAGCCTTGGGAGGATAAGTTACAAAACACTATTATGTTTTCAAACGTATGTGCTAATCCTGAGTGGTCTTTTAATGGTAATTGGAAAGACAAGGTTTATTTTGTTAATAAGGATTCAATCCAAAGTGAGGTTGAATTTTGCGCATTATCTAAATGTAGTAACATGATACCTGCAGCGACTAATGTCAGCAATGCTATGGTCGTGTTTTTAACTCAAAGTGATAATAAGGGTAGAAATAATTTTTTTGGTTATGATAAGCTGTTATTAATTGGATACGATTATAGCTGGACTTTAGACGGTAGTTATTACGCATTTGATAGGGGAGCTGACGGTAAGGGTAATTACATGAGGCATGCGTATTGTATAAATAAAAAGGGCGATAATGCTTATACGTCTGGTAACTTGTTATTTTCAGCCCAGTGGCTTGAAAAGTACATAAGTAACTTTAATTTATCAGTAGTCCAGTGTGATGAGTCAACATTGTTAGGGTGCAAATATAGTGGTAAACTAGAAAAACAAATGAAGTATAATTATAAGACTTCAGACCGGACGATAGTTAGAAATGACTTAAATAAACGGGCTGAGTTATTAAAAGAAATTGGTTTAATTGAAAATAGAATTAATAAAATTGGCGTGGATCACCACAGTAATTTTATCAACACAATTTAGGGGGAATTATGGCAGTAGGTGACGGGGCAATTATAACCGCGCTAAGTTATTTAGCTGTAGGTCGTGAATCAACTTTTAAAACATACAATACGGCAGCTGCCGGGCTTGATGTTTTATCTAGTACGTTTAAGACTACAAAGGAAAATAAAATATTAGAGGAAATTACCACAACTAGAACTTATGGTAAAAGAATTAGTATGAGTAAAAAAATCGAGGGTAGCTTAGAAGCATATGCATATGCTGAAAGTACAGCGCTTGCTTATATTTTACAAAACGCTTTTGGCGGAACGATAACAAGCGCAACGGCTACCGGCGAGACAGCGGGCGGCGCAGCGTTTACGCATAGTTTTGCAGTAGGTAATTTCGATCAAGCTAATAGTTCATTATGCCTTAATAACAGAAAAGGCGACTCAGCAAGCGGTTATATTTTTGAATATAGCGGTGTTAGAGTAAATGAAATGGCTATTAATTCAGAAATTGACGAGCCATTAAAAATTAACGTTGGCGCTATGGTTGTTAATTCAACCCAGACTAGTAATGACGTTTCAAGCGTATTATCAACTAATAATTTTGAGCCGTTATCGTTTGTTAATGGTAGAATTAGCATTGAAGCGAATACATTAGGAGCTCATACTACAACTAGCTTTTGGCATGTTCAAAGTATGGAGCTAGGACTAAGTAATTCACTTAAAGGTGATACTGAAAGCGGACGCATTGGTTCAGATGTTTTAGACGTGTTACCTCCGGGGATTGCAGCGTTTTCTTTGAATGTTACAATGAGGTTTAATACTTTAACTGCTTATGATGCTATGTTAAATGAGACTACAATGTCAGGGTCATTTGAGTTTCTAGGTAACACGCTAGGCACTTCGGTAATCCCGAGGGGTATTAAGTTTAATGCACCTAAATTATTTATAAGCGAGGCTGGTGACCCTGAAGTTTCAGGCCCCGACGGTATATTAATCAGCGAGGTTACTTTTCATATATTACGAGACGAATCAAGCGCGGGCGGTTATGCTTTGAACTGTGAGTTGACTAATGATGTGTCCAGTTATTAATTATTTTAAAGGCCGGTCTTTAGACGACCGGCTTAATGATACTAAAAAGATTAACGTCTGTGGCGTTATATTTAAAATCCGTAAATTTTGCGCCCTTGATTATATCGACGGCTCAGACGCTCTAAGACAGATATATAAAGTCTATAGTACGGGCTCCAGAGAAGTTGATTCAGCTTCGGCTAAAAAAATTAAAAAACATTTCACCGACGTATTTATGGCCTCAGTAATTGAGCCAAAATTATCTAGAAAAAAGACTAAAGGCTATGCACCGGTTGAGGGGCTTTTTAACGACTGGGAATTAGCTAATGAATTATACGAGGAAATTGTAGAGTACACTTACGGTAAAAAAAAAACGAACAAATAAGTTTATCAAGACAAAAGCTAGTTGATATTGATTTTATTTGTAAAAGATATGGAGTTATACCGTCAGATATATTAAAATTAGATGTTAAAGACTTTCAGTTTAATTTATTAGTGGCGACTGAGGGTTCTAGTCATGAGGCAAAAGCTAATAAAACACAATCTAAAAGGACTTAGATATAATGGCAAAAAATGAAGCTACCCTCATACTCAAGATTAAAAGAGTTGGCGCAAATGCCTTAAGCAAAACAAAAGACGCCCTAGGCGGTATTGCCAGAATAGCCGGAGTGGCGGGCGCTGCTATTGTTGGATTTATAGGCGCCTCAGTTGATGCCTTTAGAACTCAAGAGCTAGCGATAAATGAATTAAATCAATCATTAGTTTCTCAAGGCGTATTTACAAAAGACTTATCAAAAAAATACCAAGACATGGCATCAAGCTTACAAAAAGTTTCGACTTTTGGTGACGAGGCTATTATATCGTCACAAGCTCAACTTCAAGCCTACCTTGGACAGACTGAAGTCACAGAGGAATTAATGCAGGCAACGCTTGATTTCGCAGCGGCACAAAAAGTTGATTTAAAAACAGCAGCCGGTCTTGTAGGTAAGTCTATTGGTTCAGCTACGAACGGTTTAGCTAGATACGGTATTGAATTAGATACTAGCGCAACGAAGTCAGAAAAATTAGCGGCAGTTACTAAGGCTATGAAAGATAAGTTTGAAGGCCAAGCGGCAGCCCAGGTAAAAGGCCTAGGCGTTGTAGTTCAAATGAAGAATAGCTTTGGTGATTTTATGGAATTAGTAGGGGAGCGTTTTGCACCTTTATTTATCGAGATCGCTAACGGTATTAAAAACTTTATAGAAGACGGCTCCAATATGGACGGGCTATTAACTGTTTTAAGTACAAGTTTTGCCTTTATTTCTAAAACAGTTTCATTTGTGATTAGTAATATTAAAGTTCTGGGCGGGGTTATAGGTACAGGTCTTGCCGCCAGCATGGAGGCCGTGTCCGAATTAATGAAAGGTAATTTTACTAACGCTAAAAACATTGCAAAAGACGGTATTGAACAGGTTAGCACAATTATAGAAGATGAGAAAAAAGCCCATAATGATAGGGTTATTTTAATTGACGAGAAATTAAAAGAGCGCGCAATAACTCAAATGCAAGACGAGCAGGACTTAGTTAGACAAAATGAAATTAGAAAAGCTGAGATAAAAGAAGAGGCAAGGCAGGACGCGGCGGTAGTCGCCGAAGAGGCCCGGATAGAAGAGCTCGAAAAGGAACTTGCCCACATAGGTATTAGTGACGAGCAGAAATTAGCGTTAAAAAATAAAGCTTTAGACGAGGACATAAAGGCCGAAACTAATGCCAAAAAGAAACTAGAACTATTAAAACAAAAATCAGATGCTTTAGAATTAGAGCGTGAGACAAAAAAAGACGCATTACTTCAGCAGCAACGAGCCGGCCATTTATCAACTATTGCAGGGCTTGAAAATTCAAATAATAAAACATTAGCCGGCATAGGCAAGGCGGCATCAAGTATACAAAAAGCTCAGGCGATTAGAGATATTGCAATCGCAACTCCGGTCGCGGTAGCTAAAGCATTTGCGGCATTTCCTCCACCGGCTAACTTTGTCGCCGCTGCGGGGGTAGGCATTGCAATGGCAGCGCAAGCCGCAAACATAGCGGGCGTACAATTAGCTGAGGGTGGTATTGTTCAGTCAAGGCCTGGCGGTATTCAAGCGACTATTGG